ATTATATTTGAGTTTAATTCAGATATATTAATTATATTTGAATATGATGTTGAATAATAGTAGTCAAAATCACTCCACATATAACTATCAGTATATCCTGTTGAACATGGCATGGTTATATCACCAAAAATTAGATTATATTCAGTACAACTTATATAAGATAGATTATAATACTCAAATAACTGCCAAATACCATTTGAATCATCATTATTATTTGGATTTATATTTGTTGTATTATTTTTTATGCAAATATAAATTTGATTGGTTTCAGAAAATAATACAACATCTTTGGAATTGTATGTTGTTCCTGAATTCCATATATTTGTAACATTAATTTGCCATCTTCTAAATTTAACATTTCTAAAATCAAAAGGAAAATCGTTATTTTGTATTGTATCAATTCTTCTGTAAATATAGCCAGTTGTGCATCCTGGTACAACTGTTTGATTATTATTAAAATTATAATAAATTACATCTTGTGAATATAAATAAGAATGAGCTTCTGGTTTCAATTTATCTAATCCAATTGCGGTAACTAATAATGGTTCAGTTATACCTGAATTTAAATCACTAGTATATGGAATTATATGTACTGTACTATAATCAGTAATTAAATATTGTGTACCAATAGTTAATGATAAAGTATTTATCAAATCTAATAATTCACTATATGTAACATTAGTTACTGATGCTCCTCCTGAAGATCCATTTAAACCTGAAGTTCCAGAAGTACCTGTAGTTCCGTTTATTCCTGATGTGCCATTAGTTCCGTTTATTCCTGATGTTCCAGAAGTACCTGTATATCCTGTAAAAGAATAAACATCATTAAAATTGGAATTTATTTTAATGAATGATTCTCTTAAATTATCTCCAGTTCCATCGTTTGGAGATGAGCCAATATTAATTAATTGTTTGCTCATATTTATTTGATTTATTTTTTTATGTTAATATAAATTAAAAGGTATCTGCTGTTATTAATGTAGTATCTGCTGTTATTAATGTAGTATCTACCGTTATTGATGCTCTAGACTTAGTTTCTACTATTATATTGGATATTTTCCAATTTAAATTGTTTTTAATTTTAATTTTAATTTTAGCATCATCAATATATCTAAAATCTAACAAATATATGAAATATAGCAAAAATGATTGTATCAAATTCATATTGCTGCTATTATTCGATAAATATTCCAACAAATTTTGACTTTTACCATTTCCTCTTATTGGAATTGGAATTTTATTAAAATCTATAGGAAATTCTTTAATAAAAGATAATTTGCTATTATCTAAAAATGTTATAATATTAGTGTGAGAACCAGTTTTAATTTTAAAATTTATCCAATTATTATTTATCCAAACCTTAGCTTGTTTTTCAACATTATTCATATTCTAAATTGTTTTTTATTATATATAAAAATAAATAAATAAAATATCAACACATCTTATTCAATAACAATTTATGCTATATTCAATGTTGTTGTTGTTGTATTTATTATATTTTCTCTATACTCATAACTACCATTTTCCATCATTAAAAAGTTTCCATTTTCTGATAGCATATGATTTTCAGTTACATTTAATTCTAACTCTAATTTGCCAGATGTTTTTGAGAAATTGATATAATATTTACTAGTATTATTAGATTTAGATTTTAACACTATTTTATTTTTAGCCATTATAAAACTTTGTATGATTTTTTATTATATATAATTTTTTATTACGATAAAATATTATTATTTATAAATTTTTTGTTTGACTCAATAATATATAATATATAGATTATAAAAAATGTTTTATTTATGAAATGTAAAGTTATAAATTCAAATAAAAATACATTAGAAGAGAAAATAAATGATTGGTTGAGTACAGAAACAGTTGAAATATTTAATTTTGTACAAACTCAACATAACGAATATATAACTATTACATTTTTTTATTATGATAAATCTGAATTGAGAAAAATTAAATTGAAAAAATTAGAAAGCAATAAATAAATGGACATAAGAATCCAGTTAGAAAAAGACTTGATAGTCGAAGATGTTGTAGGTACACTTGTATCAGAAGATGAATCGTCTAATATTATAGGTGAAATAATATATTATGATGAGATAACTGGTATATCTATCTGTGAATTATATAAAAAATAGAATCAATATTGATTCTATTTTTTATTTTAATCTTTATCAACTTCTGAGTCAAATTCATGAGAATAATCTTTTTCTGGTTCTTCTTCTGGTTCTTTATCTTCAAGATTTTCTTTAATGACATCAATTCCTGTGTCTGTTCTTTTTGTCTTATTTGCTTGCTGTGGGTTATAATTACCAGTGAAGTCAGTAAAACTTAATAAGTTTTCTAGTTTTGTTTTCATTATTTTTAAATTGTTTTTTATTGTTTATATATAAAAAAAATATAATTTACTTTTTTTATAAATAATATCTCAATAATTTATATATAATATATAAAATAATTTAAAATCTTGAAATATATAAAAAAATTTGAAAATAAAAAAGATGAACCAAAAGTAGGTGATTATGTAATTTTTGACTGTCCTATGTCATATGATGTAAAAATGAATAATCTATACAATTATACAGTTCATAAAATTATAAATATATATTGGGATTCATATGAAACAAATCTAGGACTTAATATAAATAAATCTTATCTATTAGATTTTTCAGATAACAAAAGAAAATTACAACAATATGTTAAACTAAAAAAAAATACAGATAAATTTAATATATGAAACACATAAAAATGTTTGAAACATTTACAAATAAAATTACAATAGGAATAGATATTGATGGTACGATATGTGATTTCGTTAATGCATACAATACACTATATAAAAGATACTTTCCTGATAAAGAAATAAATCAGGATCAAAATTGGCATTGGTATGAAACAATGGACTATAATGGTGAATCATCAAAAACATGGTTTAATAATAAAAAATCTGAAGTTTTTGATATTGCTCAACCATATAAAGGTGCTGTTGATACTATAAACAATATATATGATTTTATAAAAACTCATGGTTTCAAATTAAACATAGTAACTAAACAACCTACTGAAGAATCTAAAGAATCTGCTAAGAAATGGTTAGACCATTATGGATTTAAATACGATGACATCATTTTTGCTAATTCATCAATGGATAAATGGAAATATGCTGATATATTAATAGATGATTCTCAAAAAGTTATTGGAAGTAAACCATTAAGTAAAGTATCAATTAAAATTGAACACCCTCATAATACAGAAATTGAAGGAGATTTTAATATTCTTGAAATTAATAATCTAACAATTGATATAATTCAGAAAGCTATATCTAAACTTAAAAATAAAACTACTGTATGAAATTTATAAAAAAATTTGAAGATAGATATTCTGATATCTTTTTTAATAGTGATGATAGTGTATTTGAAGCTTGTAGAAGAGGAGATTTAGAAGTTGTACAAGAATATATAGAAGTTGAAAAAGGTGATGTGAATAATATAGATAAATATGGATATACACTATTAATACTAGCAGCAGATAACAATAGGATAGATGTGGTGAAGTATTTAATAGGAAAAGGAGCTGATATAAACTATCAAGATATCTATAATAGAACAGCATTAAATTATGCTACATTAAGAGAAAACAATGATATAGTAAGATTTTTAATAGAAGCTAATGCTAATTGGAACTTAAAAGATAATTTGGGTAATGATTTTTTGACGTATTTACTACCAATTAATAAGATTAATATAATTGAAGAATATCCAGAACAATATCAAAAATATCTAACTATAAAAAAATCCGAAAAATTTAATTTATGAAAAAATATAATCAATTCATTAATGAAAATAGAGCATACGGTAAAGATAATAAAACCAATGATTTTAATTTTAATTTTTTTATATTATTAGAAAATGCGACAGAAGAAAACCAAAGTAAAGCATTTGAAGAATTTAATAAATATGTAAATTTAGAATCACATAATATAAAAAATTTATTAATAACTAAATCAAATATTGATGATTTTAAAAATACAGAAATTGAATGGCTTTGGTATATTAATGTATATGAGAGTTGGGGTAATGTACGAATACCAAGAGATACAATTGATTTCTTTAAAATGAGATCTACTGATCTTCGTAGTAGTGATAATTTAATTATTTCATTAGATGAATTTATTAAAATTGGATTGAAAGGAGTTGAAACTCTTTATAAAGTAAAAAAAGATGCAAATAAATTTAATATATGAAAAAATATAACCAATTCATTAATGAAAAAAATTCTGATGTATTTAAAGTTTCAATAGATATTAAAAATATCACAGATGACGATTTATATAAGCTCAATGAAATATTCAAAAAATATTTTGACATTTATGATATTATAAGTCAATATGCGTCATATAGTAATAAACCTCATACATTGGTTTTAGATATAAGTAACAATAAAATAACTACTTGGTGTATTACAACACCTGATTGGGGTTATGATGAAGATTATATTATAAATATTATTAAACCTGAAGAATTGTTAAATGCTAGATCAAATGGAATTAAAGATATTGTAGAATATCTTGAAGCAAGAAATAATACAAATAAATTTAATATATGAAAAAATATAATCAATTCATTAATGAATCAAAAGATATATGGCAAAGAGAATCAACAAAAGATGAAACATATGGTCCTATTTTTTACATAAAAAGACCAGGATTTAAGACTGGAGTGTATGATGGAGATATAGTTAAATTAGATAAAGAATATATTGAAAAATTAGACTCTGTATTATATAATAGACATAATGAAAAAAAGACGACTGACAAATTTACTGATAATGATTATAGTAAAGAATATGTTCTAGTTGATTATGTATGGTATTATGGGTATGTATTAAGAAATTCACTATCTGATATAGAAGATAATGATTTCTTAGGATGGGTACCAACAGGATATGTTAGACACCTAACAGACGAAGAAATGAAAGATTATCAATATAAAATACATGCAAAAAAATTTAACATATGAAAAAATATAATCAATTCATTAATGAAAGTTCTAAAACTAAATTCAGGTTTGCAATAAATATTAAAGGCATAACAGATGAACAAACAGATCAAGTTATTGATAAACTCAAAAAATATAATCTAAGTCAAAGTGATGAACACACTATAAGAAATGATGTAAAAATACAAGGTTTTTATTCAATAATTGTTGATGTGTCAAATTATCCAAATAATACACATATATTTATAATTGCTGTTTCCACACGAGGATGGGGTAATAATATTGATTATATGCAAAATATGCTATCAATAGATAATTTTTTAGTTATACCATTTGATGATATATATGATAATATTCAATATAGAATATACGCAAAAAAATTTAACATATGATACATATTAAAAAATTCGAATTCTACGATACCAAAGAATTTACACGTGATTCAGAACCAGAAATAAATGATTACGTTAGACTTGATGAAGATTTCTATGAATCTAAAATACCTGAATATTTTATACCTAGAGAAAATGACACAGACTATAAATATAGAATAGGTAAAATAATTGGATATAATGAACATACAGAACACTATAACGTTAAATTTGATAAATATGAATTGTGGAATAATAATTTTTTAGTTAAACGTGAACAAATAAAAAGCTATTCTAAAAAAATTGAAGATCTGGAAAATCTGCCATCTGTTGGAGATTATTGTCTGCTTGGTTGGGATAATACGGAATTGTGTAAAGTAATAAAGAAAGAAAGAGTTGAAAATTTTAGATGGGCTTCAATTGATTATAAGGTTAAAAAAATGAATCCTGGTCCTCACGATGGCACAGGAATTGTTCAAACTGATGATGATTCAATGAAATATTGGTCAAGCGATATAAATGATATGAAATCAATTATAGCATCAAAGAAATTTAATGTGTAGCTTGAGAGGGATTCGAACCCTCACTGAAACGCATTTGAAACGCCGTCCTCTGCCGTTGGGATACCAAGCCATTATTTTAACCACTTCTTAACTGCTTTACCAGTTACTCCATAAACTCTACCAACAGCTTCTAAACTTGTATCAGATATCATTAATCTTAACTCATCTTTTGTTGGTCTGTTCTTTACTTTTCTTTCAGATAATCTGTAGCAGTCATAACATTGTTTAGAATTGTGTTTAATTTCTTTTCCACATGCACAATAATTTTTTATTAAATTATTGTTTATTTTAATTTCTTTTTTACCTGATTTTAATTTTTTTATTCTATCATTTCTAATTATATTATAATAATATTCATCAACTTCACTTTTGATATTTAAATTTTTAACACCAAGAAACTCATACATTTTTTTGAAATCTACTCTTCTATTTACGTTTATTCTATAACAGTTATCTTTACTTATTTGTATAGTATAATGAATATTTATAATATCAAGTGAGTTACAATAAATATCTACTATATCTTTAGACATATTAGAAAAATTATAATAATAACCGAAATATTTTTTT